ACCAAGGGTTATCGTTCCAGTTGACCTTTTGAACTACTGCGTTCTCAGGTGGGCTAATGACAAACCGCTTATAGGTTTCATCAGTTGGCAGCTCTGGATTAAAAGTAATCCAAATTTCGCTATTTTCTTTACGAATGGTAGGAATCAAAATATCCCAAGATACTGCTGTTACGTTGTTTGCTTCCTCTACCCAGCAGTAATCAATGCCCTCAATAGACTTTAAGCCATTGATATTGTTTTTGATGCCAGCAAAGATAAACTCTGTGCCATTTACCCCTCTAATTGAGGTCTGAGTGATTTCATATAGGCTTTCAAGCCTTAGATTGTAGATTTGATCTACTAAAAGTTTGTGAACCGAGTCTTTAATGGAAGTCTGAAACTCCCTGGCGCATAAGATTCTGACTGTTCTTGATGCGCCTATGCAAAGTAATGCTCTAGCTACAGAATGAGATTTACCAGCTCCACGCCCACCATAAAGAACACGATAACGGCTGTTTTTTGGTTCAAATAGGCATTTAAGTTTGGCAGGAAATTGGGGCCAAATAACCCCTTTTTCGTCAATCTTTGTTTCCATCAGGCTCTACAAAGCTCATAGCTATTGCGCTAATGACTGTTCCATCAGATGAAGTAATGTCGGTAGCCTGTATTGGCTTTCCTTCTACTCTATCCATAATGATGTTTAATGCAGCCAGACTTCCATCTTCAGCTTCTTTAAAAATGCCTTCAATGATCTTTTCCATCTTTTCAGGATTGGCAAGAATGAACCTTTTCATCTGCTCAGTAAAAGGCTTTTTCTTAGCATTTTGATTGCCAATAGGAGCCCCTACCTTTTTAGGTTCATCAGGAATAATTGATTCTTGTTCCATGTCCATGATTTTATTGGATATTAAAGTTAGTAAACAATTACTTACTCATTAGCCATTGAATCGCTATTAGCTTCAGCCTGATCTACATCAGCTTGCACCTCTGGACTATTTTGCACATTCTTCCATTGGTCTTGCAACTCTTGTGGCACTCCAGGCTGATTAATAACTGCGTTCATATCCGCTTGAATTTCATCAATGCTTTGCGGAACAGGATAAGGAAGGTAAAAATTAGGGCTTGTCATTCCGCTACTACTTCTACTGGAGTTTGCTCTTTAACTTGAGGTTCAGCAATAGCTTGGATTTGGTCAATCAATGGTTTAGCAAATCTATATGGCATTTGGTCGCAATAAGCCAAAATAGAGTTAATTTGATCTACTGTAAAGACAATGTTCATTTTTTACCTTTCTTAGTTGCTTCTTTTTTAACTGCGTAACTGATGGCAACAGCTTGTTTTACTGGTTTACCAGCTTTTACTTCAGTTTTAATGTTTTCTTTAAATGCTTTAGGGCTTGCTGATTTCTTGAGTGGCATGGTCTTGCTCCGAGTTGTAGCCTTTTTAAGGGCTGGTTTACGAGGTTTATCTTCATCTAACAACTGTTGAAGTCTTGTATCTCTAAATTTAGCTGATTCGTTGTTAAATGCTGCCCAAGAAGTAATGATTTGTTCTGTGGTCATAGATTTTGATTTCCAAGGCCATGCGTTTTTAAGCCATTTCAACATTTTTATTAAACCTTTTCTTTTGTGAAATACTCATTTTCAATAAAGTTTCAGGAGAAAATACACGATTAGTCATTTTTTTACGCATGTATTCTTTATGCTCATTAGAATGACTTTTACCAGCAAAAGAAGCTATCCTAGTAGGGATTCCTTTTCTTTTTTTATTGGCTTCAGCAACAGCTTTCCGAGTTTTATCAGGAATTATGCAATTTTTAGCATATTGATTGCCAATCATAAACTCTGAACGCTTTTTCCTGGCTATTTCATAAAGTCTGCTATTCATGTAGGTATTATTGCTTCCCTTCATAATTATTACAGCTCCCCATAATTTTGAATTATTGTAAATATGAGCAAGCAAGACATGAGCAATAAAATGCTCTCTACAAGTTAATTTAACTAAATTTTCTTTTTCATCAGTTCCGCCCATACATTTTGGCAAAACATGATGAATTTCATACTGCTTATTAATCTTGCGATTTTTAGCATTTTCAATTAAAGATTGATAAATTTTGCTGTAATTCATTCGTTTATCCAACACACATCTTGCCACGAAAGAACAAGGTATTTAACGCCATCTTCATAATAAGGGAAATATTTAAGATATTCTTCGCCTTTATCATCGTTCATAGTGCCAAAGCGAACTCTAGCTCCTATTTGAACAGGCATATCTTCTCTGCGACCACCAGAAAGCTTTTTACCTGGGCCTACCGCTACGACAGTTCCCATGTTTTCTACTTCTTTATTATCAACAATAATGATGCTAGATAGCTCACGCACGTCAGGTTTGACTACGATTTTGTCTGCTAATGGCTTAAGTTTCATGATTTTTTAGGCCTTCCTGGTTTCTTTTTTGGCTGTTCTTCAGTAAAAGTAACAGTCAACCCAGTAGTTATGGCTTCAATTACATGGTTTTTCAAGGGTTGCCATTCCCCACACCAATCATCATTTGATTTGTTTTGCACAATAGGAAAACGCTTGCAAATGCCCATTCTTTCCCCAAAAGAAAAAAATCGACATAAATTACAAGTGTCTTTATGCTCTTTTATAGCCACAGTTTCTCCGATTAATTGTGGTTAGAGAACCCCTAGTTTACCTTCACGTGCTAGGGGTTTTCGTTTTACATTGGGTCTTTTTCGTATTTATCTTCTACGCCATAAGCTGTGCGCTTGTGTTCGTAGCAGATACCAGAAGTACGACCAGTATTGAACTCTTTATCAGAGCCAATAGCATCTTCTTTGCCCATTGCTACACCGCCACGAACTGCTTTAGCATGACGTTCGCCTTTAGTATCGGCTGCATCAGCACCTTTTGGAACTACTACACCCTTGGCTGGTACGCCTTTAGTGCTGTTTGGATTAGTTGTTTTGCCCATTGCCATTTCTATTTTCCTTTTGCAAAAGAAGCTACAAATCGTAGCTTTGCTTATTTTGCCTTATCCATTACCCATGTCAAGCATTTTAATTAATCGTATAGCAGCATCAACTGAATCTATTCTGCTAACTGGGCCACCTCGCCAATTTTGCATAAATTTGACCTGAGATTCGGTATAAAGGGCCTTGTTATCTCTTTTTATTTCACAAAGAACGCTGTGCTTTTTGTATCCAATCAAAATATCTGGGCAGCCTTCGCCGACTCTAGAAAGATTTAAAACAGAAGCTCCCAATGCAATAAATGTATGGATTATCTGTTTTTGATTGTCATCAACTCTTTTCTTGTAATAAGTCATTTAATCTTTCTAGCAAATCCATTTCAGAGAAACCCCAATATTTAATAAATCCTTTATGTCCAAGTTGGTGAATACTGGAATCTCCAAGTCTATGATGGTAAGCGCATAAGGGGATGACTGGGGCATTTTTTCGTTTTCCACCAAATCTTCGTATATGGTGCATTTCTGTTGGGGAATCTTCAAGGTTTCTGACTTCTTGTTGTTTGCATAAAATACAACCATATCTCGCCAAGCGAGCATAAACATCCCTTTCTGACTTAGTTGTCATATAAACATATCGCCTTGAGCATAAGCCAAATCTATTCTTTTACAGGCTATTTCAAAATATTTAGGATCTTTTTCTATACCAATAAATGATTTTCCCATTTTGGCGCAAGCTACTCCTGTACTTCCAGATCCCATAAAAGGATCAAATATTAAATTTCCATCAATTTTATCAATGCACCATTGCATTAATGCTATTGGTTTTTGTGTTGGATGTTCTTTACCGCCATCCATATTCATAGGCCTCATACGAAATATTCTGGCAACTTTGTTTAAATTAGTCCAAGCCATTTCTAAATCTGCAAAATCACGACCTTCGTTTTGTTTGTCCCAAGCCAAAAAACAACGAGTTGGTGGTAAATCAAAATAATTTCCACCCCATAAAATTGCTTGATTGCCTTTAGAAACAATGGCATCAATTAATTCTTTAGATGGTGGCTTATCATCCCAGCCAGTATCTTTAAAACCCCTGCTTTTAGATAATCTATGGCTTTTTGTTATAGAAATTCCATAAGGAGGATCTGTAATAACAGCATCAAATTGACTTAATTTAGGCAAAATATCAGCACAATCACCTAAATAAAGAGTTGCATTACCTATTGTTTTTATTATCAAAATAACTCCGTTAAATCAACATATTTAAACAATGATTTAGGAACATCATAATAAGCTTCATGCTTAGTTTCATCACGCATTTCTATGGTTGGAAAGCTTAAAGCCCTTGTTCCTGTGATCCAGTAAGCATGAGTCATATCTTGGTTTAATGCAAAAAACAGCGTTTTAGGTACTTCTAGCATATGTTTTTTTCTTACAGGCACATGGATAGTATCAAAAGGACAATGGGGATTCCAAGATCTAACCTCAACTTCGGCAAACCCTACAGGAACAGAGCCCCTATGAATAATTAAGTCTGTGCCATAAATATCAGGATTATCTAAAGCTGTAAGCCCCCATTTCATAGAAATCCATTCAGCTACCGCAGCTCTAGCTGGTGGATCGTACTTATCATGAAGGGCTTGATCAAACTTTTTAATCCGCATGAGCAATATCTTCTAGCTTTAAAGCAGTTTCTACAAAAGAATTGGCAATTTGATAAGCTGTGGCTTTATCTTGAGCAATCATAGCTTTGTAGTATTCATCTAAAAGACGTTTTGCATCTAAAAATGGTTGGCTAAAATCTTTCATTTACATATTTCCTTGTCTGCGATTAGAAGATAAAGTGCGCCAAATATCAATAATCCGCATTTCATGATTGCGTTCATTGTCTATTTTCTTAAATTGCTTCAAAGCTTCAGTCCAAGCCAATACCGCCTGTGCGTATTTATCGCTTGATAGAGCCTTTGCTTCTCTTTCGGCTACTGTGCCATCAGCTAGTAAAAAAGAATGGCTCTTG